GTGATTGATTCGTTCAAAAACTCCTCGAAATCAGAATAGGTCCATGTGAATACGGGCTCCTCCCCCTCGTACTCGCCCTGGTAGCCGCACAGAAGGCCGGAGTTGTTGAAAGAAAGAGATGAGTTGGGCGACATGTTTGTTTTTGGGTGCTTTGTCTGGCGTATAGCCCAACCTTGCCGCGTACAGAACACTAATTTTAGGTCTCTGTACATGTCAGAATGTGGGTCACTTCGTTGATTGAATTTTATTTTAAAAATAGATCAGTTGCCAAGTCTATGGCTGTTTATAAAACCATGGGGTTCACAAACTATGAATGTTGGCGTTGTGAATTTGACTGGCTCTTGAACGCGGTATGCGTGTCTGACATTGACTATTTATTATACAAATATGGTCCGGTCTGTAAACTTCAACTCGATGATGAAGACCACAAGGCGCTCTGGGACAGTTTCATTTTTGAATTTACTCGGCGTCAGCCTCCTCCTTCTTCGTCAGCATCGCCAGAGTGATCTTGAAGGCGTTGGCGGCCGCCGTCTTCTCGGGCACCTTGTCGGGCATCGTCTCCTTGATGGCGGCTAGGAAAGCCTTGTACATACTAGTCTCCTCTACAGCCTCCTTGAGCTCGGCGTTCGCCTCCTTGAGGTCAGCCTTCAGGTCAGTCACGCGGTCGAGAGCCTTCATCAGAGTCTTAGAAGCGGTAGCCATTGTTATTTGTTCCAGGGTTCAAGTTTTTATCTGGGTTTAGATTAATGACCACCGTGGCTCTCAAACCTCTTATGCGTCTGATTGTTTCCATGGAGAAATCGAACCAAAATTATCAGGGGTTGATCAATAAACTCAACAATATGAACAGAAGTACTCTGAATGCTAATACTCAAAAGAATTACAATACGATCCGCAAAGGAATCAACGCCATCAAGGCGGAACTAAAAAAGAACAACAATGCCTACGACCAACGTCGGAAGGAAATGCTTTTGAGAGGCAAGGCTAGAACCAATAAGCGTCGAGCGACGACAGTACAGGCGTACGTGAGAGGATTTCTCGAGCGAAAGAAACAAAATCAAGCCCGTTTCGTACCTGTCACTGGTCCAAATGGAACCACGTCAATCGCAGTACGAACTATTCCCACGAGTGGGTTCCGTGCCATCGCTGCCAAACGGGCTGCGGAAAATCGCAACAGGGCTCGTATGTTAGAGGGATTTGCCAACAACTAAAGGAGTAATTCTAAACTAAAATTAGGATGGACCCATACGAGGCTCTTGGTGTCCCTAAGGGTTCCACAGAAGAAGAGGTCAAGAAGGCTTATCGCAAACTCGCTCTTCGACTTCACCCGGATAAACCAACGGGTGACGCCGAAAAATTCAAAGAGATCCAGGGCGCCTATGACATCCTCTCGGATCCCCAGAAAAAGGAGAATTTCGACAGGTTTGGGACGCCCGATGGACCCCAGGAGGGGGGTTTCCCCGCCGACATCTTCAGCCAGATGTTCGGGGGGAGGCCGAGTGGTCCTGTCAGGAGGTCTGATCACTCCCACGATCTCCATATTTCATTTGAAGATTCGTACCGAGGAACGACCAAGAACCTCAAGATCAATCTGACCAAGACGTGCTTCGATTGTCAGACCAGGTGCCAGCAGTGCCAGGGACGTGGGATGGTCCATGTACAGATGGGCCCAATGGCTTTCCAACATCCATGCCCCCCGTGTCAGGGTCGTGGGGTCGGAGGAAAGCCGGGTGGGTGTCAGTCGTGTAATTTCAAATCAAAAAAGAGTGAGCAACTCAATTTAGAACTGAAAATACCTCCAGGTGTAGAGTTTGGAAACACCCTCATAGCTCGTGGACTAGGGGAACAACCTCACAAGAGAGACGAAGAACCCGGGGACCTCGTGTTTCACATCAAGGTGGGATCCCACCCCGAACTTCTGAGACAGGGGCCGGATATCATATTTAATACTAAAATTTCATTCGAAGATTCTGTCAATGGAAAAAATATCAAAATTCCACACTTTGACGGGCCGATTGATATTGACACGTCAGACTGGGGAGTCATTGACCCTCGTGAAGACTATATAATTCCGTTCAAGGGGTTCAAGGTTGCGGGCAATGTGGGACGACTCAGGGTTTCATTCAACGTTGTGTATCCTCATTCAAAAACTAAATTCAATCTGTCCCGAGTGACGCCGCCACAGTCATCGCAATAGCCAGCACGGCTGTCATACTGCTGATGGTTGCCTGATCGATCACGAGGTGGATGGCTTCATCCACATTTACTTGGGCGTGATGAAATGCGAAATCGTTCAGAGCATCTGGGACGAGGCCGAGTGTCGCTCCCCGTACCACGTGCTTTTTGATGAGTGTGCCCGACCGAATCGTCCTCTGGGTCACTGGGTGACGCTGGACCCGCCGGATCGCTATTCGGACGTGTACACAGTACATTTACTATTATACACCAACAAGTTTTAAGGAGGTGCCGAGGTAACCTCGGGTTCGCCAGTGTCTTCTTGTTCGTAGATGGCCGCCTCGCACGAGTAGAACCGGACCACGCTTCCGATGGATCCTTTGCCCACGGGGGGATCGGGATCGCGCGAGTGGTAGCGGACCAGGCACTTCTTGGGAGTGAACCCAACCTGAGTCACGCGGTAGAAGTACTCCTTGTCACTCTCGATGAGCTCCCAGCCGATCGGCGTGTCCGGCTCGTAGACGGACTGGATAGAGCCGTCTTGGCACACGATGTAGAGCTCGTTCTGCTTGGGCTGGCACTCGAGACGGTCACCGTACTGGTATGTCGAGACCGTACGGTAAAGACCGGGGCCGGGGGGGTACAAGGGCTCAATCGCTTCAGCGAAGAACTTGAGGCCTGGTGCCATTTTTTTATGTTTTTAGTCGCTCGTGGAACCCTGACCGTGTCTAGACACAAATTTCTCACGCTGAGCCTCCTTGATGCGGACAGCCTTCTTCGTGTAGATGGCGCGCTCTTTGTGCTTACGGGCCGAGTCGCGCTTTTGTTCACGCTTGGAAGCCTCGTGTTCCATTAGTTGTATATCATGTTAATATTCAGACACGTGGCACAGACAATACACGTTTTTTGCCACCCTATAGTAGGATGGAAGCCCTCCTCAAAAAACGTGCACGTGCTCATAAATATAGAAATAACTTGAGCAGTGCCGAAATTGACGCGATAATAGCACGTCACGTCCCCAGATTGAAGTCCATACAAATTTACAATTTTGGTCCAAAAACGGACCGGAGGTGGCCAGAGGTTACGGATGAATATTATGAACAAGAGGAGCGAATAGTTCAGGAGGTCAAAGAAGACCTCCAGAAGGAATTCAGAAAAAAGGTGCGTCTCCCAAAGGGGTCGGACAGCCAATATGCACTAAACATCGTACTCGCGAGTTTCTAGTGGGTCGTCGCGTGGGATCTCATAGCGCTGTCGGGCATACTCGGAAGAGAGTTCCTCTACACGATCCCATGCCATCCTGCACGCGGTTGTGTCCTCAAAATTGAAGCATAAATTAGTGGCTTGTTGAATGGCTAGTTCGACATCCTTCGCACGGATTTTCGTACGACGAACTGGTCGAGGATCACCGCCACTTTTGGTAAAAATTACAGGTCTCGCGGCGGCCGCGATGTAGGACATTTTAAGATAAAAGCATCAACCTTTTATCTCAAAATGTCTAGTAGACGTGTTATTCTCAAGGCGAGTGACGTGGCGGCCATCATCGGTCGTCATCAGTACAAGGCTCGTGACGATGTGTTCAACGACTACTGGAAAAAGTACAGTCCAGGGACGTTCCTAGGTCAAACGAAGAACGACAAGGCTCTGGAGGCTCTTTCAGTCTCCGACAGCGCCCAGAAGGTCCTCGCAAGTGCGTTGGCGGTCAAAGCCAAGGATTCAACCGAGGTGGCTCAGACATTTGAGAAGGCCAAGGAGCAGGTCAATTCCGACGCGAAATTGAATGCCGAGCAAAAGGCGGAGGTGATTGAGCACCTGCGATCCAAGGTTTACACGACTCATGGGACGCGTTCCGAGGACAAGACGTCTGACAAGGTTACTCAAGATACCGGTGCCCGTCTGGTTCGTGACGACGCCTTCTACAACCTGGACGTGTGCACACTGGGCCAGACCAAGTTTGTAATTTGTGGCAAAATTGATCGCATCGAGGAGAAGGATGATGGATCCAGGACTCTCGTGGAGATTAAGAACCGTACGAATCGTCTGTTCCGACGCGTCGTGGACTATGAGTTTATTCAAATTCAGGTGTACCTACAGATGCTGGGTCTTGTACATGCTCGGCTTGTGGAGCAGTACAACAATCAGGTGCTGAGTCATCCTGTTGATCGTGATGAGGAGATGTGGAAGAATGAGATTACTCCAGCTCTTCGCGAGTTTTGCGCCCAACTGTACTCACGATTTGAGCTGGAAGAGTGACCTCGCCTAAAATTAAATTGAAAATGTAAGAGACGCTGAGGACGCCTACAATTGTAGGCACAATTGGTCTCCCCATAAAGAACCGCTGATGGATCAGGACCCCGATAACGAACAGAATTAAGAACATTAATTCCATTGAAATTACCGCAGGAAAAACATGATGGCGATGAACACGGCGGTGATGAGAGCAGCCTGATCAATCTTCTTGGTCACGAAGTAGGAGATAAAGGCGAGGATCAGAGCCTTCTTGACCCAAGGCCCCTGAGGGTTCTGCTCTTTGCGAACCTCAACATCGGCGACGGATTCAACAGACTGCATTTAATATTAATTTACAATTTTATTGAGCAAAAGTCACGTGCTTCTCCGTCTTGATCCACACGCGTCCCTCTACAAAGTCATCGAAAGTCGCAACGTGCGTGTCGTCCCCATCCTCCGACTGAAGGACCCAACCCTCCCCAGGGGTGAACTCCACAACGACGCACTCCAAAAAGCGCGTCCTCTTCTTGGACTTGAGCGTCAGAGTCACCTCCTTGCCCACCAGGGACTCGAACCAATCCTCGTACGTCTCAAGCTCAGACGCAATCTCGTCGCGCTCCTTTGCCAGCTCAAGAACAGCCTCAATAGCCTCCATTGTACTGTTCAAATGGCTCGCGTTTTTATCTGTGGAAAGAGTAGATGTCGCTGAATATTATTGGCATCACGGCGTCTCAAATCTTCGGCGACTTTGGTTTTAAAGATTTTGTAACGTCTCAGAGCCATCTCGGACTTTTTAAAGGAACTATAGGGTACATAGGCGTTATATTCTTCTTGCTCAAGAGTCTTGCGACAAACAACATCCTATGGGTGAATGGAATGTGGTCTGGTTCAACTCTTATATTTGAAACCGCGGCGGCTTTTTTTCTACTAGGCGAGAGGTTTGAACACCCGTGGCAGTATCTAGCATTTTTACTCATTATTGTCGGCGTTATAGCTCTCAAGGGGCATAAAGTTTTCTGGTGAAATTAAATGTTGCCTGAAATTAAAATGGGAAAGTACGCGACTATTTTCAAAGAAAGCGCAGCGGGTTCGGCTGGTTTTCTGGCGGTCTTCAGTAGCGCCATTCTTCTTGGTATGGCTTTTGGTATTCCGGGTCTCATCTTGGTGACGAAGGAAAACAAAAAACCAAAGTCTCAGCGCAATCAGACGCTGCTCATTCTGGGCTTTATCCTGATGGCGCTCGGTGTGGCTCTGGGACTCGGGTTCAACGCGGGTGGACTGGTGAACGGAATCACAAATCAGTTTTAAAATTAAACTTCAATGTAAAAGCTTATAGTGAACCAAGCATCTTGCCGAGCTCTTGATCTCTTGGATCTTGTGGCGGCTGCGCGGCTCTTCTCCATGATGGGGTACCGCGATGCGAATTTTTTAGGAGGCTCGTCTAGGAACAAGCACTTGTCCATGTGTCTGTCCGAGTAGTAGTCTCCCCATTCAAACGCCTCTTGCATATCGTCGGGGCCCGCTCCAACGTTCCGCAGGAAGCGGTACGTCTTCTCAACTTCGATAAAGTCGTCAATCACATCCTTGAATATTCTGGCACGCCACTTTTCGGGGAATTCACTTGCAAAATCCTGGGCTTCGGCGAAGCACTCATCAAGCGCTTCTCCAAATACCTCTTCACACTTGTTCTCGTATGCGTCCTCGTCCCACTGTTCCCGAACCTTGTGGAATCCCTTGAAGTAAATGGGAGCACGGCACATCGGACACCCAGTACCAGTTCCCTTCAGGTACCAAGTCTTTATGCAGCCGCTGCAGAAGTCGTGACCACACGACAGCTTCTGGAAGACGCCGTCATCGCCATAGCACACAGAGCACTCACGGTCGGTGCAGGCCATCTTAGAATATGTCGTGATTTTGTTTCACAATTCAAGAGCCTGACATGGACAGGACACGTTTTTAAAGACTCTGTGCACTTAGTAAGTATGTCGATCGTCCTGAAACCTCCTGCAAAGCCGCGCCGACTCCCATCCATAAACCAGAAGCCCGTGAGGTACTACACGATTCATTCACATGCGAACGATGCATTTACGCTCAAAATTGACGAGACGACCCGGACATCGATCGTGAGCTTCCGCCAGTGGGACGACGCACTTTTTATTGGAAAAATGATTGAGACGCATTATATTCAAGAAAATGAGTGGCCGGATACAAGTCAGCCTGGGTCGCTCATTTTACCAAATTCTCGTGTAGGAGATGTTCTCAAACACATTTACATTCAAGACTGGAACTATGAAGACCTCAAGGTGAGGTGTACCGAGAATACACTCGACATGGTCACAGTCGATGCAATTTTGAAGAAGAAATCAAGCTACTCATTCTCTGGAAGCCAACTCAAGTTTGAGGCGCCCCCTGAGTTTTACCGTCTGAGATTCGACCAGCTATTCACTTTGTCTCAGGAATGAAAGCCCGGCCACGAAGCACCGCCTTGGCGTACACGGCGCACAAACAAAAGTGGATATGGGGCCACTCGAGCGCCTCCATCTGTCCAAGCACAATTTTCATAGGATTCATGTTGACCTCGGTCACGAGAGTACTCTCGCGAGACGGGTCAGACATGTTCTCAGCAACATCAATCATACGCGAGAGCCACTTTACGTGTGATTGATTTTGAGACTCAAAAGAAGTGATGAATTTAGAAGTCACGGACATTGTTGTTAAAGAATAATTTGTTTTTAAGCAATCATTGCCGCACCACATCCTCCACAGAACTTCTCAGTCTTGGGGGCCCGGAAAAAAAGCATCCAGATTGCCACCAGCAGCATGATGAGGAAAAGGGCGTTCTGATCAAACTTCATCTTTCTTAATCTTCACCAATACTTTCTTCTGACTCAGCCTCAGACTCGTCGTCATCCACGTCATCATCGTCCTCGTCCTCTTCCTCCTCGTCGGAATCATCTAGAGACTCGGTGTCGTCTGACTCTTCGTCTGAAGGAACGTAGTCCTCGTCAGCATCCACTCGCCGAAATCCGTCCTCCTGGGCGACGAACCCAATTTCTAATTCAGAATCTGTATTCAGGTATTCTGCGATTGAATCATCGTCAATTTCGTACGTGTCGTCTTCGTACCTCCAAATATGATCATCAGATTCGGATAGGTACCTGATGGTCAGAATGACGCCGTCCTTTTCTATAATCTTTGCGAGAAGCGAGGCGGGTTTGCGTGCGCCCACATCGGTCCAGACGCGGACGAGAGACATTCCCTAGCTGTTTTATTTCATGTCAAATGTTTTTAAGTGAAAATTACGCACTTGGTGTTTTTTTAAAATAAGGCGGTACTCTTCAACCCTTCCACCTGTTTCCGCATCCGAGGCAGCAGAAGAATGTCGTCACTGAAGCGGCGCGTCAGTACAAAATTTAAAGCGAATAGGCAAAACAAAAACGCACTTGGTTCGTCCGCGGATCGAGTTTGAGCCTGTGTATACGTCACTTTTTTCTTGTAACATTTTTTACAGGTGAACATTCCTGAATAATCCTCATCTTTTGTCTTGGCCTCTTCCATCGCAAGGTCTTTGCTTTTAATGTCAAACGCCTTCTTTGCATAGGGACCTCCGGGCCAGAGCACGTCGGCCGAGTACCTCGCGAGGTTCTTCGTGTCGAGCTCTTTGAGCTGAAGCCTCCGCGCAAGTTGAGATGTGACGTGGATTTCGAGCTTGACGGCGTCACCAACGACTTGGAGGTCTGTAGCCGCAACTGGAGATCTCTCGAGCTCTTTGAGGAGGCCGTACACCTTTTGCTTGTAGCGCCACCTGAACACCTTGTTCTCCCATGACGGGTCGTCGCGCACCTTGCGCGTCTCCTGAACCGCCCAGTTGTATACTGAGCGTTCACAGTTGCGAGCCGCGGCGCCCACGCCAAGAGCGCGACCAAATCCGCTACGAGCGTATTCACGGAGAGCGTGCTCCATTGTTTTTGAACTAGACGTCGTTTACATCATCCGAGTCTGGCTTGTACACCGCATCTTTTTTTGGAACCCACTGAATCGGACGAAATGCCTTACCCTCTGGTCCACATAGGAAAGGATACTTGCGGGCATTCCACGGTGGCAATCCGTATACGTAACACAAGTTCTTTTGAGGATTGTGATACGCGCAGTTGTGACACGAGGGCATTATGGGTTAAAAGGGTTCCACGCTTTTAACACAATATGAATCCGATCATAATTTGCGAGACCAGTCGGTGTCCCGTATGGGCCTTCAGTTGCCAATGATTGTCACTGCTGTGCCGAACGAAAAATGATCCGAAGCCTGCAGCTTCGGGCTTCAAGAAGCGGCGTCGGATCTGCTAATTTCTCCAAGTGGATTCACCGAAAGTATGGAGATTTTGTAGTTACACGAGTCCGCGTCGACGGTGGTCACGGGACTTCCCTTCCGTGTGTGATTTGTCGCAAGGCGCTCGACAAGTTCTCGATTCAATGGAGGGCCCATGTGGGGGAGGAATGGGTCAGGAGCACTGATCAGGACGTACCAGTTTCCAGGGCCACGTCCAAGCAGCGAGCAAAGTTGGGATTTTTATAATTTGTAATATTAATGCACTGGATATCGGTCATTATCGGGCTCGTAGTTGCGTGGGCCATAATTTTCTTTATCGGACCAAAACCTTATGTAGTGTCTTACTATGAACCGGAGGCCGATGAGCCTGTAGTAGGTGTGGCCATGTCGGAGCTCGACGCGATGATGATGGCTGTTGGCCTCATTTCAGAATCCACGATAGACGAGGAGTTGTCGATGGCACCGTCCCCAGCACCAGCGCCAGCGCCCATGATGGAGTCGGTGGCTGACATGGCGATGATGGATACCGATCTCTCAATGGCGATGATGGATAACGAGTTCTCAATGTCCCCGGCCCCATCGCCCATGGAGATTAGCGAATCAACTGAGGATCTCTCCGGTCAAGATACAGGAGCCATTCCCCCGCCCTTCTAGCCGACCCAGACTCTTGTGCCTCCACTTGCATTGACAAATTCTCTCCAAAATTAATCACCCACATTTCAGAAGCAATTTGAAAAACTTTTGAAACTTCGTGAAACTTAATTGATTTCAAAATAGAAAGAGCCTGATCTGGATCCGACGCCTTTACACGGGTTCCATTTTTAAACGTAAACTCCATACCGTTCTTACCACGACCCGTACAACAGTCCCACATGTTCACTTGCTCTTACGAGTAATTCCAAGGGAACTCTCTAACTTGCTTGCAGCCCTGGCGAGTGGTTTCGCCCTCTTGAGTTTCAGGGTCTCTTGTTGCCCACTGGAATTCTCAATCGCCATGAGCCGCGTGGTATTTTGAGCTCCATTGGCAATCACTGGGGCGCGAATACTCAATTCATTTTTAGAATCGTTGAAAACTGGGTGAAGCTGTTTTTCAACTGGAAAATAGAGCTGCGGCGGTTCGACGAGCCCACCATACGACCTGAACTCTTCTATACTCAGGGTCCCTCCAAAACACGCAAGGAACTGGCGTTTTGGAGCAGGCCACAAGGGCACGAATTTCCCAAAAGCGCGCAATCTCATCATGGCCAAAAAAGACTGAATCTCCCCAGATTTTGATGAATTCATATCGAGTGCGTACGATTTGGCGCATTGCCAGGAACAAAAGTTGCCCAAGGTTGTGAACCTGTTGAGCTTGTCGTCGTACCTCACGGGAAGGTGAATGCATGGACGCTGAGGGAGGGAGTGAACGCACCACCAACATACCAGGCCCGTCACGTCCTGTTCGGGTGGCGTCGTCGGCCCCGGATCCGGGCGTTTGACTTGACATTTGGCATTCCGAGCTTCTGTGGAAATCTTTTTTTGTTCACAAATCGTCATGGACTTAAAAACCTAATAATCTTTAATATCAGATGCTTCTTTCAATTGATTGTGGTATAAAAAATTTAGCAATGTGTTTGATTGATCCGGTGAACAAGAAAATTCACCAATGGGACGTGTCCGGTGTGCCGCCGATGCACGCCGACGGTATATTCCCGTGTTTGGTTCGGCACCTCAATGAAAAGCCGTGGATCCTAGACGCCACCACTGTAATCATAGAGAAGCAACCAGATCGCAACCGGAGCATGAAGTCTGTTGAAAACCTTCTTCACACTTACTTCCTCGTGAAGGATCCGGGGAGGTCAGTAGTCATCTGGGACGCGCGTCACAAGATTCCGGACGTGGCGGGTGCCGGGAAGGCTCGGTACGCCCAGCGCAAAAAGACGTCCATCGAACGCGCTAGGAAATTCATTGACGGTGATGGCCCGAATAAAGAGCTTGTGACGTTTTTCGATAAACACAAGAAGAAGGATGACCTGGCAGACACGGTCATGCAAGCACTGAGTTTTATAGACAAGCGGCCGGGAGCGGATCCTTCGGATTCCACCCGGCCCCCGAAGGTTAAGAAGGTGGCGCCACGCAAACCGACCGACAACCAGACTCGGACAAAGTACTCAAAGGCGAATCTTGCTTGGCTGGTCAAGACGGGAGCCAAACAGGATGCGAGGTTCAAGAAGGACCTTGCACGGTACTATAGAAATTTAGAAGAATTAATTTCCGAGTTTAACTTAAAATAAGATGGCTGAACTCGCTCCACCGGCACCGACCAGCGGGCCTCCAGTTGCTATGATTGTTATAGCGATATTGGTCATTATCGGCGTAATTGTTGGCGTGGTCATGGCGACGCGGAAATATCCAGTTGTAGTCCCACCTCCTCCAGTTCCAGTCGCACCTACTCCAGCTCCTCCGGTCATCCAGTTTGACGAATCGTGTATAAAGCCCTCACTTCAAAGTATCTTTCAAGGCGACGCTCCATTTATTCCTGAATATATAAGCTTTTTAAAAACAAATAAAGTACAGACGGTGCCTCTTGGTGCGCAGTGCCCGAGTGGAACGGGAGTTGAAGGAACCACACCCGATATGAAATGCCAAGCGTGTGTCCCAAACGAATTCAAGGGCAAACCGCCGCCAATCCCCGACGAGCTTCTAAAGCAAATGAACGCGTGGAATAAAAAGAAGAATGAAAACTCCTACACCTCACCGGCACCGCCGCCCACATACAAGTAAATTGACGGCGGAATTTAATCTTGAATAGAATTATATGGAATCGCTGAATTCTTTTAGTTTGACTCCCCCTCCACCCAAGACAGGGATGCCTATCGGTCTTGTAGTATTTGTGCTGCTACTTGTTGCGGGGGCGGTGTGGTGGATAATGAATCGCGTCCCATCTATCAGGATGGCGGCTCCCGCTGTGATGACGGCTCCCAGTCCAGCGCCTGCTCTGATGGCTCCTCGTGCGGCTCCGGCTTCTCGGGCATCTCCAGCGCCTGCTCCTGCTTCTCGGGCATCTCCAGCGCCTGCTCCCGTTGTGATGGCTCCTCGTGCGGCTCCGGCTTCTCGGGCATCTCCAGCGCCTGCTCCTGCTTCTCGGGCATCTCCAGCGCCTGCTCCTGCTTCTCGGGCATCTCCAGCGCCTGCTCCCGTTGTGATGGCTCCTCGGGCATCTCCTGCTCCGGCTCCCACTGTGATGGCGGCTCCGGCTCCTGTGCCGCCACCTACAGATCCTCGTCAGCTCGTGTGGTCAACTGGCCAGAAGATTCAGTCGGAGCCATTGGATATTTCCAAATACACGAACGCCACCGAGTTCAAGACGAAACCGACGGGATATGCCACCCAGACCACCCCCATGTACACGATTTCATTCGATGTTTACGTCTCGGCAACCCAAACCAACTGGAATGCTATATTCACACACGGAGCGTTAGACAACTGGGACGGTGCAAAACCCAAACCAAATGGCCGCCTGCCATTCGTCGAGTTTTATAAAAACAGCACGCGTCTTCTGGTAGAACACGCCGGGAAACAAGGCAGTACAATTACGCGACACCACGCATCGAGCGCCCAGGGTCTTCCGACGAACCAGTGGGTCAATATTACTATTAGTGTGAACAACGGAACTGCTACAGTTTATCGAAACGGCTCGACAGAAGCCAGTTTCACTGGAAAGTTCTATTGGCCGGATGCAGCAAATGACAAATGGTATTGGGCCCCTAGCGGGCCGCTGACCGGAACTGTGAAGGTTGCGAATTTCTATTTCTGGACCTCCGCGCTGTCTCCCAGTCAGATTGGCATCCTCCGAGTACCGACGGTGCCGACTGCGGGCGTTCCCACAACGTCTTACTACGAAGTGGAGCCGTACTACAAGTAATTTTTCAAATTATCATGAGCTTCTGATGGCCTACACGAATCTGCGTGTCGATGTGGATTGGGTGACCAGCATCGCTGAGCGCTCGGCAGAAAGAAACATCCTCTGAATTCATATCCACGAGATCACCGACCGTCTGCAGTGGACTATAGAACCACGGGTACTTGATGCTCTCCACAACCCCCTTGCGAATCATCATCCAGCCCATACCCGTATACGCCACGGGTACGTACTGTGGTGCGCCGACGACGTCGTCTGGCCGAAGAAACTTGAAAGATCCCGTCTTTTTGAAAAAATCCTCGTTCCAATCCTTGACGGTTGCAAAGTGCTGGAGATCCTCCATCATGTAGAGACCGGCCGTCACGTCGTGAGGGCTCTCCAGAAGTGCGAAAAAGTCCTCGGGCTTGAACACCATATCAGAATCGATCCACATCATCACATCGTACTCCACATTGCCCTGGAACGGCTTCTGGGCCGCACCCTTGAGAGCGTCGCCACCGAGGCACTTGGCTCGGGCAAAGTGTACGACACTTGAGTACTGCTGACTAATCATCACCTGATGCCCACGCGAATTCGTTTGCATCAGGAGATCAGACCATGCCAACAGAAAGTCCCGCGAGTACGAGCGACCGGGCATACAGAAGATGATCTTCATTGCTATCTGAGCGCCCAGTCTCTTAAACTAAAAAAAATATAAGCCAACTATTAATGGTGAGCACCGGCGTCATCATCGCAGCCGTGGTGTGTTGCGTTTTAGTGTGTATAGGGACTATACTAGGGATTTGGGGATCTGGTGTGGCGTGTCCAGACTTTGGTATGGATTGTGAAGCTAGCCCAGGAGGAGGAGCTCCTGCTGCCGGAGGAGGAGGAGGAGCGCCTGCTGCAGGAGGAGGATCGCCTGCTGCCGGAGGAGGAACGCCTACCGTAGGAGGAGGAACGCCCGCTGCTACCCCATCCACCACTCCCGTTCCCTCAAATATAGTAAACTGTAAAGTTTCAGACTGGGGACCCCTTGGGGAGTGTTCAAAGCCATGTGGTGGTGGAACTATGGTGCGCACTAGAACGGTCGAGATTCCGGCCGCAAACGGTGGTACAGCGTGTCCAACACTTGAAGATAAACAGGCGTGCAACGTACAGGATTGTCCAGTTGACTGTGAACAAAACCCATGGACAGCCTGGGGGACTTGTAGTGCAAAATGTAACGGAGGAACTCAGACGCGTACTCGGACGATAAAAACGCAGCCCACATATAACGGACTTGCGTGTGGTCCATCCACCGATTCGCAGCCGTGTAACCAACAGGAATGTCCAGTTGACTGCGTCGGCAGTTGGGTCGGGTGCAACGTTACATGTGGTACAGGTCTTGATACGTATGAAATCACGACACCCGCCAAGAACGGAGGGAAAGAATGCGACACTGTAGGCAAGGCGACGAAAGCGTGTGTTCTGGCTCCTTGTGGTGTGGACTGCGTCGGAGGATGGGAAGGCGTCACAGCGAGCAACCCAGATGGATGGTCGGCTTCGTGCCCGACATGTGGAACCGGTAAGCAAACTCGCAAATACAAGGTGACAACGAAATCTGCTGGGTCCGGAAAGTCTTGCCCTTATGGTGACGGATATAGCGAAGAAAGAGACTGTCTAGGCCTTTCGCCATGCCCGGGCCCGGTCGACTGTGTAGGCGATTGGGATGTGTGGACAGGTTGTAGCAAGGGGTGCGGAGGAGGCACGAGGACCAGAAGATACACAATTACGAAAGACGCCGCAAACGGTGGTAAAGCGTGCCCCAAGAAAACAGGGGACGTTGAAACAGAAGAGTGTAATAAAACGTCGTGCTGTGATCCGTCTGTGTACAAACTCGACGGGTGGACAGACGTTACAGGACCCGATGGCAAGGCGGTGCCGCCGTTCAACTGTGATGGTAACGCCGGTGACGGTCGCCCATACGTTCTTCAAACGCGTCCTCTAAAGTTCCCGGACAATCCCAACGGTGCAGCGTCGGCTACAGCTTGTAATATACTTGTGAATCAGTACCGCTACACCGCAATTGGGTGCGCAGATAGAACCCCCAAGGGTGGTTCGTGTTCTGATTCTGGAGTCACATGGAGCGCCGCGTCTGGGTGTGGAGTGACCCCGTCGATTCACACGACAAACATTGGAGGAACTTGCAATCCTTCGGGCAACCCATGGACTGCGAGTGGATGTACCAACTCTCAGGCCGAAGTAGCACCAAGCTACCCGGGTTCTTGTTCTGTTCAAGGAATAGCCTGGTCTCAAAATGCAGGGTGTAGAATTGAGCCGGCGACTCGCACGGGCACTGTTTCGTGTAATGTAGGCACTTGGGATCAAGCTCAGCAGAAGTGTATCGTTTCACCTCCGACGACTACACCCTCCGGGGGTACATGCCCAGCCGGTTACACCTACGCCGGTGGAAACGCTATTGGAAGCCAGGCCTGCGTCAAGACTGTGTCGTGTCCAGATGCGCGAGTGGCTCTTGGCGCCGGCTGCCCCGCATGTAATTGTTAATACAATTTTTATATTTCGATTAAGTAAAGATGCCTGCTGGTTATGGCGAGTCGGGGAACACCGACGCCAGGGGCCCTACCAGGGTTCATATTAATTGGTTGAATGCTGACGCAATGGCTTTTGTTTGTGATCAATATGACGATTGTCCAGGATTTATGAATCGAGCCAACGGTAAAGGACCGGACAATAACCGAGGGGGCGGTGGCTGGCTAAAGAGTGGCACGCAACCCCTCTATAACGTAGGCGGTCTCACCTACTTCCAACGCAACACGCGCGGGCCGGTAGCCTCAGCCCACAAGCCGAACCAACCGAGTGTGCTAGAAAATCCGGAAACCAAAGTATCATTTTATGACGGAGGAAATTTTGACGGGGAGCGTTGGGAACATGGGAGAGGGGTGCGAAATGGTGGGTTTGGTGGCGAAGACCGAACGGCAAGTATTATAATTCCACTCGGGTACAAATTCATCGGTTTTAGTCACTACACGGATAAGGACTTTGCCGGACAGTGGCAGCAAGGGTCAGGAGATTCGACCGGCATTTACATGGGACCAGCATCCATCAATGGCGGTCAGCTGAGCGCTATGGGGATGGCAGATAAAATTTCATCATTTATAATTGAACAAGTCCCGTTTGACGTGAACGCTCGCTGGGACGACATGACAAATTCCCAATATAGGATAACTTCAAACGACGCTCGAGCAATTAAGGAGGCTTATTGTCGTACCGCTGACGGAATACAGAATACGAAATGTTCAGATGCTGGATTGGCAACATACTGCCCCGCTCGCTCAACGACGTGTTACGCGGCAGCGACTGATATCACGTGCCCCAATGGTTATAATAAAGACGTTCCCAACAATAGATGCACTGCTTCGACAGGTACACCAACTTCAATCGACTGTAGTTTTCCTGCAGGTTACGAGCCTGACCTCCCAAATAGGGTGTGTAGGGCCAAGGCGGTGTCCATTACGGATTTCACGTGCCCAGCGGGTTACTCTAAAGACCTACCAAATAACAAGTGTAAGGCCATTACAGGAACGGTGGCAACAGTCACGGGGTGTCCTTCGGCTTACAATGCCGACCCTGTAAACAACAGGTGTGCAGCCAAAGCGGCGACTATTTCTTCTCTCACGTGTCCAAATTCAGATTATTTCACGGCGTCAAATGCGTCAAACAAGTGCGTTGCTAAGTCGTGATTTTGGCAGGCTTCCCCTTTGCTTCGGCGATAACTTTAAGAGCATCATCCGGAGTAACGCCCATCTGGATGAGTTCGACTGCTACATCGATATCTTTGCGCCCCCCCTTGGAAAAAAGCTGTCTGGCGTGGCCAACGTGTTCAAGTGTGTATGTAGTTTCGGGAGCCATTTCGGGAGCCGGTTCGGGAGCCGTTTCGGGCGCCATTTCGGGAGCTGGGGAAAAGTACGACCTGCTCACCCTGAAAATAAGCAAGAAAACGATAACCGCCAAGAGAGCAATGATTATGATATCTTGGCGTTTCATCATCATCTGTACTATTCTTTAACATTTTTTACGCGTCCCGAGTGCAGGTGTCGTCCTACTTTTTTGGCTGAAGTACTCCCGCGAATGTGAGCTATTGGGGGGGTATCTTTATATCTTTTTGCATAACATTGGGGAAAAATCAATCCACCCGTCCCCGTATTTCGTAGAGCACACCTCTTCCGCCGTCTTTGGGAGGATGGCTCCAGATGGCATACCGGTGGCGTCATAGGTGTCTGGAGATGGAGCCGGGGATGTCATCGCGTCGGCGAAACTCATTTTACGCCCAAAAATAACAATCGCAACTAAAACCAGTAAGAACGCTATTATAATGTCTTTGGCGCCAAACTTCATTTTTATTATCTGAGAAATATTTCTGGACTAAAAGTAAATGGGTGGTAATCAGTCCAAGAGCTCCGTCCAGCAGACGAACGAGTTCTTCAACAAGACGACAAACTCTTTCGTATCTGAGAACTCTCAGCAAGTCCAGGCCTCATCTCTGAACAGTCAAAACATGGACTTTTCCGGGGCCGAATTCATCAAATGCAGAGCAGCCTTCATTCAGTCTATAAATTCCACCGTGGTGGCGTCTGGTCAGATGACAACCCAAAACATCAACGACCTCACCGCCAAATTAAAAAATGATGCAACAACGGCGATAGACAACGCCGCTGCACAGAAGAGCGGCTTCCTGGCGCCGTCTGTCGCGAATAGCGCATCGGCCACCACCGACCTGAAAACCAAGGTTAACAACATCATAGAAACCACCATGAAGTCCAGCACGGTTCAGAATATTTTCGCAAACGCCAATAATATCCAGAATCTAGCTTCACCTAAACTCAAGTATGAATGCGATCCAGCATATAGAACTCCAGGTGCGTGTTCGTCAAAGGATCAAACTGGATGCGACTTTGTAGCGGACCAGAACATTGTTGCAAATGTTACCGCAAAGGGGGTCGCCGACGCATTGACCAAGGCCATGACTTCCGTCATTGCCGATAATACCACTGATACTACCGTCAAACAAACGGCAAAGCAGGAGACTCAGGGCCTCAACGACCTCGTGGACTCGGTGTTCAAGGGTCTGACTGGTATTTGGGGTATCATTGCGTGCATTGTCTGTGTCCTATGCTGCGGCGTACTCGCCTTCATGCTGAGCCCTGCTGGACAGAATGCGACTGCCGCTGGTGCCAATATCGCCAAATCGCGGTACGGTTAAACTTTAGAAAGCAATGCGCCGAGTCTTCCTTGCGCTGAATTAATAGCATATGCCATTCTTTCTTGCGCTAAATTAGCAGCGGATGGGCCCACCGGAGCAGCCGGAGCAGCAGAGCCGCCACCACCGCTCATCGCAGCAAATCCTATGATTACTAGACAGCAGCAGCAAAAAAACAATATACATAGGATAAATCCAATTTGTTTAGGTTTTGTGTTCACTCCTGGAATTGCATCCAGTGACCACAAGCCTTCCTTGCTGTCGGGCGCCGTGGGTGTCCCTGATGGAGTCGTCGTAGGTGTCCCCGATGGAGTCGTCGTGGGAGTCGTCCCTGATGGGGTCGTCGTGGGAGTCGTCCCTGATGGGGTCGTCCCTGACGGAGTCGTCCCAGGAGTGATATTGAGAGTTTGTTCACAGGATGCATCTATCTGTGCACCCGTCAGATTGGCGTTGTTGAAACTTTGGATACAGGCCTGAATACTAGGGCACGATTGAGAAGGAGCACGCGCCGCAGGCATGAACACGGCGTCTTGAAGAGCGCGACCGACACAATCGTTCGACGCGCAGAAGGTGTCAGCGGACACGACGGACGCAGAACTCGGCAAGCTTCCAAAATCTCTCTTCAATGCTACACACCCTGGTAAAGTTGATTTGGATGCATCTGAAATACAATTGTAGCCGTTTTGTGTAGCGTTCCAGCATGCACATTTATCGCTGGTAGGGTCTGCAGCACAAAAGTTCCTCACGAGGTTACTCGCCACCTGTTTATTCACGTCGTCTCTTGACAATGTGCTTTTGAATACATTATTGATTGTCGTCAGACACGTGGGTTCTGTTCCTGTAGATGTGCCAGCGCAAAAACCAAGCTTCACAGTGTTCCAGGATGTACCGGTTCTTGAGTCGCTGAAATAATTTTTACACTCAGATGTGTCGATGTTGGCCGCTAATGAACAATAATCAAGTTTGGCTTGAGCCCATGACGCATCTGTAAGAATCTGAGTTCCGAGATTTTCGTTGAAAATACCAGCGTTTATGAACTTTGCCATGTTCATTGAAGAATAGTCGCATTTACGAAGCAAATCGGAAGTCAATGAACCACCGGAACATCCTGCACCTCCAGAATTACACGCAGTGCCGTCTCTATTTGCATAATTACCAGCGACGGGCCGACCAAGCTCGGGCGGGCAATAACTTAGAATAAATGACGAAGGGCACTGGCCGTTGTAATTGGCACCAAAACCCTGGAGTGGTTTGCCCTTCCAATCACCATAGCCATTGAAGCCACCGCAGTTACTCCCGTTTGCAGAATCTTGAGCCCTTGCGCCGTGTTCAATAGATGTTGCAGCCGTAATGGGCTTGCCTGTATATTTGGCAATAGGTGGCGGGTTCTTCTTGTCTCCGTTTTTCTGATTGGGATTGGTTCCGGCGCGCCGTCCAGCTCCTTGCAGCCACAAGGCGCCACTGTTATCGAGAACGTACCCCTGACACTGCGCGAACGTGTCACACGCGAGACTCGCCTGATTATCATTGAAACCAGAATTCCAGTACAGGTCATTCCACCCTTTTATTGGACCTAACCCACCTATATCGTAATTTGTCTTGGGGTCATATGCCATCCTACTTTGTACTGATAAAAAAATTAAAAGCACTTTTGAGATATGAAAGGGGTGGTCCACACACCCTACTATGACTGGGACGGACGCAAGTACCTAGAGGTCATGATAAAAGGCTGCGTGACCCGCATCAAAGTTCCATTCAGGTACGGAAGAGTCATGTGCCGGATTGAAGGTCTGAAGACGGTTCAGGAACTTCAGAAGGGTGATGAAATTGAAATTGAAATTGAAAAAAAGGTTTGGGACGGCGTCACACATTTTATCCTCTCCTCATTGAAATCATGAAACCGACGCCTCCTAAACACATAATAAATACACACGCTACAATCAACCATACCCACCATGGAGTTTCCGAGGACACGCTAGTGGACGTGACCGCTAGAGAGGGTGGACTTCCCGATGAAACGCTAGTGGGTGTGATTGGTAGAGAAGGTGAACCCCCTGTAGGGGCGCCTGAAATCTTCGACCCACCAGAAGCGAGTTGGATCATATTCCCTGGATCATTTTTGTATGAAAATACAGAAGTGCCTGAAGAATTAGTATAAACTACGGCTTTGGTAGATCCTGCTATTTGCCACACACCCACTGATGGTAAATTATTTCCAGACATCTCCATGGTCGCACCCGTCCAATCTGGATTCGTCAAGTCTGGAGTCTGTGCTAAATTTAAACTCGTTATGGCTTTTACAGTTGAATTTCCAGAATCTATTGCCGCCCTAATAGCAGTAGTATAATTATCCAACTGTGAATCTGTCGTGAAAGGCGGGCACAAGGTTCCGAAGCATCCCGTTGAAGTGTTAAAGCTCGGCATCTTATATAGAGTAAGAATATGTTGTGCAGGAACGGTTACGTCCATCCAGAAAATTCCCCTGAAATAAAGCGTGACCTGACTGTTAGACCACAGACCCAACATGGCATTGGTCCCGGGTTCGGGCCCTCTTTCAAGGTTTTCAGGCAAGTTAAAGGTGAACAATCTCTGGTCGTCCCACGCTATTATGGCATCGGGAAGTTCGGGCCGCCCCCCAGAGATACCCGCCCTGTTTGCGCTGGGGCTCCTGGGATTGCTTTCAATGGATGCCTACGAGACGCGACACGACAACCTGAAGCTTTTTCAGCTGGAACAAAAGCCTTTGAAGAAACGGGTGGCGGTGTTCTCTCGCTTCCATGCGGCTTTGGTAAAACCACCGTCGCGCTAGCTCTTTCGGCGCACCTGAAGGTTCGGACCATGATTGTCGTCCACAAGGAGTTCTTGGCTAATCAGTGGGTAGAAAAGATCAAGGAGTTTTGTCCAGGTGCCACCATCGGCCGTGTTCAGGGTGACGTTTTTGACATTGAAAAGGATTTCGTCATTGCCATGATTCAGACGATGTGTATGCGAGAATTTGAAAAAAAGGCTTTCGACTCCATAGGCCTCCTGATTATTGACGAGGCTCATCACATTGGTGCACCCGCCTTTTCACAATTCATGTTCAAGATTTGTCCAAAGTTCACTCTCGGACTTACTGCGACGCCAGAACGAAAAGACGGGCTCACGAGGCTCTTGTACTGGTTCCTTGGTCCCGAGTTCTTCAAGGTTGAGAGGGTCAACCAAGGGACGACAAAGGTCCAGACGCTTAACTATATGGATGAAGCATTCAAAGAGTCCCCACCCGTAACGCGCTTTGGACAGCTTAACATGCCTGGTATGATCAACGTCGTCACTGAACTCGAGGCTCGGAACAACCTCATCGTTCAGACGGCTGAAAGTGCCCTCGCAGAAGGGAGGAGAGTACTGATACTTTCCGACCGGCGTGAACATTGCTTTTACTTACAAAATAGGCTCGGCTCTAAAGCGAAGCTGTATGTAGGCGGCATGAAGGAGGCGGATCTAGAAGAGTCTTCCCGGGCCCCCATCGTGGTCGCCACCTTTCAGCTGGCTCACGAGGGCCTGGACATTCCAGCGCTTGACACTGTCATCTTATCAACTCCCAAGAGCGACATCAAGCAATCTATTGGACGTATTATGCGGGAAACGAAGGGCAAAGTGAATGATCCACTGATTTTCGACATTGCCGACCATTGGTCCGTGTTTTTCGCCATGTATCGCAAACGGCTAAAGGTTTATAGGGAGGGGGGGTTCGAGGTCATTAGTGACCGACCAGAGAAACCTACAGAGGTTTTTGGAAAGGGGATGTGTTTGTTTTAATTTCTGATAGAGTCCACGATGCCCAAGAGAAACACCCCAAAAACAAAGCCCATGACCACGTAATTACACTCGGTGTTGTCTGCGACTGGAAGTACCGTTTCTTTATTTAAGAGACTCTGAGGCCGTACTGGAGCGGCTTCATTTTCTTCGAATGGCGCAAAGGCCACTGCCATTACTTAGTGTTTAGAAGTTTTTTAGCTACGCTTACAATGAAACCTCCTTCTTCTTGCTCTTCGCCTTTCCCTTGCCCTTCACTGCCACCTCGCGCGTGTCTGGATCTCCTGCATCGATGCTCACAATGTCGGAAACGTCGTCGTCGTCGCGGGGTGGACGGCTCATCTGAGCTGGAGGTGGGCCCATCATTCCCATCAGAGATCCAAAGTCCATTCCCGGTCCGCGCATCTCACGACGGAGGCCGCCTGCTGGTGGCTCGTTCGACGCCGGGCCCGCGCCCTGTGAACGCTGGACGGCGTCAACCATGTTGCGCATCAGCTCCGGGTTCTGCTTCATGACCTGTGTGACGTTTGGAACCGCCGCCTTGAACATGCTGTTCGTCAGGTGGAACATCATTGCCGAGCCGCCCACCATCATGATCAGCTTCACCTCGGGTGCCACTTGAACCTTGGTCTTGTACTTGTTGTAAAGCTCCTCAAAGACGCCATCGTAATCCTCGACGTTCTCCATACAATTCTGGGACCAGCCGTTCAGCTCCAGATCGAAAGGATCAAACTTGTCGTTCAGAAACTCCAGGCCAGTCACACAAGCAATCATCATCCGGCGCTGAAACTTGATGGAGCGATCAGCCTCGATGCTATACGTCATCCGCTTGTACTCGGTACGAATCTCCTCAATGTCCGAGTAAATGGTCAGACGGGCGCTTGCCTGAATTCCCTTTTTGATCAGGCGAGTAATCTTGTTCAACAAGTCAGCCTTCTCGTCCTCAATCGTCTTGTATCCCTCAGAGGGCACCTGGTCGCCCCCTCCCTGGAACTGCTGCTGAGGGCCGTCCTGACCACCGAACCCATCATCCTCCATTTCCTCCCCGTCATCAAACTCCTCAGGCATTGGAGGAGGTGGCGCGGTGCGCTTCCCAGGATTCATGAACATGTCCATCCCCACGTCATCAGCGGCAGCCATAGACTCTGATGGCCCAGGCGCCCGCTTCGCAAATGGACTGGGGCGAGCAGGCTTGGCACGCAGAGGAACGGTCTTCCGAGTCGGAACCTGAATTGAGATTTCGTCAAGAAGCTTGGACTCGTCGTCGTTCATATCCATAGGGCCGTCGAATGTCATAGTGGTCTCCATCTCTGGAATCTTTTAAGAAAGGAACTCGGAATCTTTAACGCACTAAAAAAATATTAGCGAATTATAAAATGGCATTGAAAATTGGAAAGATCTTTACTCAGGCTGTGATCATCGGTCTCCTCGTGGCTATCCTGGTCATGCTCGTCCAGGGCCGCGGCAGCACATACGAGACGTACACGGCCGCCCCCCTAGTGACCACGAGCGGCCCGGAGGCGTCCAAGGGACCCACCAGCCTGACGGAGATTCCTTCGTCGCTGGAGTGCACCCCAGGCCCCTCAGCGGATGCGGCTTACTATACGCGCGGCATGACCGCAGGTGGCCTGTGCGGCGACGGCGACATGGTTCGCTCTCAGATTCGCGACTTTTCCATCGAGAACGGCATCGGCGGCTCTCTGCTTGAGCGGACCTAAAAGACCGAGTGCGCAACACTCGTGATTCCAACTTTTTTAAAATCTCGACCTAAATTAAATGTGTGACACAGAGGTTTACACTGTTCGTGTTGACTCTACACGAACTTCAACATCAAACACCAATTTTGTATCTTATATCAACATCCCCTTGAAAAATGTGGTAAAAGCGGAACTCCTTATGGCTGTCCTTCCGTTCAACGTAAACGCTTCAGCTGTTATATATATTCACGTCAAAGAACTTGTTTCAAAATTCAACGATCGCGCGACCCTCGAATATACCCTGAGTTCTGCTGGCCAAGTATCGACACAAGGAGGGGTCTCGACTCCAATTTCAAATATCCAGTATCTGAACACCTCTTTTGCTACGATTCCAGGCGACCAGCAGTACGCACGTACAGTTTACACCGCAAGTGGTTCAGGTTACCCCACGGATGTTAATTTCATAGAACCTATTCGGCAACTGGAAAAGCTTTCCATTGCCATGTACGACTTTAACGGTAACCTGATAGTAGATCCTACTGAGGCTGGCCCGACTTTCTTGGCTTTTCGTTTCACATGCGCCAAGCCAAACGTGTGCCAGTATGGTGGACAAATTGTCTGATGGTACTTTATATGGAGTACATCGTGTACGTCGACTCAAATAATAGAAACCAGACTCTCTGGCCAAATTCAAACAGTTATACACTCCACCTTACCAACCCAATCTTGAATATCACCGAGGTTGAGTTGGTTTCTGCCCAGCTGCCCAATCTCGTCGCCTCTCAGTTCGTCACGCTCGACGTGGCGGAACTCAGAACGCCCACGCACCTCTGCGCCGATGCACTGAATCTATCAGGAGCGCAGTCAAATGTCTTAACACTGACATCCAATGCATTCGATGGATCTTTTGCCACAATTCCAATCAAAATTTCAGGATGCGATGAGTTTTACAATGCCAATTATCGCATCAGCACCGTGTATCCTGCGCGCATCGACAAGTTGGACAGGCTGACCATATCGTGGCGTCAGCCGAACAGTGGAGACTTGCTGGTTGCTGGTCGCAATATGTTTCTCCTAAAATTCAAAACGGTTCAAATCCCAGTTGAGCTCGAACGCCCAGAAAGCCTCCCCCCTCCCGTCCCTTGGAACAGTGGTGATCATACCAAAATGATGATCATAGGAGGAGTTGCTATTGTGGGTGTTTTGATAATAATATCCGTAAAAAACAGATAGACGATGTGTGACAGCATCGCGAATGGCGGGATGTGTGACAGCATCGCGAATGGCGGGCCACCTGCCTGCGTCTGCCCGCCATCGAACGTCATAATTACTTCAAACCTCTTAGACACAACGGGAAACGTCATCGCGGGTAACATAATCTCCGTTGACGGAACCTTCACAGGAAGCTTGTTCGTTGCTGGTCAAGTTTATGGAAATATCATTTACAATTCACTGAATATTGGGGGAGTGATAAACACAACAACCATCGTCTCTAGTACATATTACGGTAACGGCTATGGGTTGGCTATTTTAAATGCGTCGAACATAACTGGAACAATTTCAAACACAAATTTGCCACCAAGTGGGGTCGTCGCCGGTACGTACGGCTCGAGTGCAAACATATCGCAGATTACAGTCGACCAGTACGGCATTGTGACGGCCGCTTCGAATATTGCGGCACAGTGGTCAACCGTTGACGGAAATGTGGCTTACCAAAACGGTGTGTCCATCGGAACCCTGAGCGCACCACCTGTAGGCTCGAACTTGTACGTTCTCGGTTCGGCAAACATCACCGATACTCTGAACGTTTCAACTTTGTACGTAAATTCAGCAACCGTCTTTGGTTCCGCCACCCTAAATGTTTTTGGAATTTCAAACCTAAATTCAGTACTCGCCAGTCTTTATATTGGTAACGGTTCTGGAATTTCAAACATTAACGGATCGAATGTCGTTAGCACTGTAGGAACGGCTCAGAGCGTTACTTCCCCGACACAACCCAACATAACCTCAGTGGGAACCCTGACCGGTCTTACAGTTCAGGGGTTGCTGATCGCCTCCAATGGTTCTGGAATTTCAAACATTAACGGTTCAAATGTCGTCGGCACGGTAGGAACGGCTCAGAGCGTTACTTCCCCGGCACAGCCCAACATAACTTCCGTGGGAACCCTGACCGGTCTTACAATTCAGGGGTTGCTGATCGCATCCAATGGTTCTGGAATTTCAAACATTAACGGATCGAATGTCGTCAGCACTGTAGGAACGGCTCAGAGCGTTACTGTACAGGCGCAAACCAACATAACCTCCGTGGGAACCCTGACCGGTCTCAATATTCAAGGGTTGCTGATCGCCTCCAATGGTTCTGGAATTTCAAATCTGAATTCTTCAAATCTGGTGGGCAATGTAGCAGCGGCAGAGGTCGCAATGAGCGTTACCGATCCAGCACAACCCAATATAACCTCCGTGGGAACCCTGACCGGTCTCAATATTCAAGGGTTGCTGATCGCCTCCAATGGTTCTGGAATTTCAAACATTAACGGATCGAATGTCGTCAGCACTGTAGGAACGGCCCTGAGCGTTACCGACACGGCACAACCCAACATAACCTCTGTGGGAACTCTGACCGGTCTCAATATTCAGGGTTTGCTGATCGCCTCCAATGGTTCTGGAATTTCAAACATTAACGGTTCAAATGTCGTCGGCACTGTAGGAACGGCCCTGAGCGTTACCGACCCGGCACAACCCAACATAACCTCAGTGGGAACCCTGACCGGTATTACAGTTCAGGGATTGCTCATCGCTTCCAACGGTTCTGGAATTTCAAACATAAATTCCTCAAACCTGGTGGGCAATGTAGCATCGGCTAACGTCGCCATGAGCGTTACTGCCCCGTCACAACCCAATATAACATCGGTGGGAACCCTGACCGGTCTTACAGTTCAGGGTTTGCTGATCGCGTCCAATGGTTCTGGAATTTCAAACATAAATGGTTCAAATGTCGTCAGCACTGTAGGAACGGCTCTGAGCGTTACTGATCCGGCACAACCCAACATAACCTCTGTGGGAACCCTGACCGGTCTTACAGTTCAGGGTTTGCTGATCGCGTCCAATGGTTCTGGAATTTCAAACATAAATGGTTCAAATGTCGTCAGCACTGTAGGAACGGCTCTGAGCGTTACTGATCCGGCACAACCCAACATAACCTCTGTGGGAACCCTGACCGGTCTTACAGTTCAGGGTTTGCTGATCGCGTCCAATGGTTCTGGAATTTCAAACATAAATGGTTCAAATGTCGTCAGCACTGTAGGAACGGCTCTGAGCGTTACTGATCCGGCACAACCCAACATAACCTCAGTGGGAACCCTGACCGGTCTTACAGTTCAGGGGTTGCTCATCGCGTCCAATGGTTCTGGAATTTCAAACATAAATGGTTCAAATGTCGTCAGCACCGTAGGAACCGCTCTGAGCGTTACTGATCCGGCACAACCCAACATAACCTCCGTGGGAACCCTGAGCGGTCTTACAGTTCAGGGGTTGCTGATCGCCTCAAACGGTTCTGGAATTTCAAACCTAAATTCTTCAAACCTGGTGGGCAATGTAGCAGCGGCAAATGTCTCCATGAGCGTTACTGTCCCGTCACAAACCAACATAACCTCGGTGGGAACCCTGACCGGTCTTACAATTCAGGGATTGCTGATCGCCTCCAACGGTTCTGGAATTTCAAACATCAACGGTTCAAATGTCGTTAGCACGGTTGGAACGGCCCTAAGCGTTACTATTCCGGAACAAACCAACATAACATCGGTGGGAACCCTGACCGGTCTTACAATTCAGGGTTTGCTGATCGCCTCTAACGGTTCTGGAATTTCAAACCTGAATTCTTCAAACCTGGTGGGCAATGTAGCGGCGGCTAACGTCGCAACGAGCGTTACCGATCCGGCACAACCCAACATAACTTCAGTGGGAACCCTGACCGGTCTCAATATTCAGGGTTTGCTCATCGCCTCGAATGGTTCTGGAATTTCAAACATAAATGGGTCAAATATCGTCAGCACTGTAGGAACGGCCCTGAGCGTTACTGATCCAGCACAACCCAACATAACCTCAGTGGGAACTCTGACCGGTCTTACAGTTCAGGGTTTGCTGATCGCCTCAAACGGTTCTGGAATTTCAAACATAAATGGTTCAAATGTCGTCAGCACGGTGGGAACGGCTCTGAGCGTTACTGTCCCGTCACAAACCAACATAACCTCGGTGGGAACCCTGACCGGTCTTACAATTCAGGGATTGCTGATCGCCTCGAACGGTTCTGGAATTTCAAACATAAATGGTTCAAATATCGTCAGCACTGTAGGAACGGCTCAGAGCGTTACTGATCCGGCCCAAACCAACATAACCTCAGTGGGAACCCTGACCGGTCTTACAGTTCAGGGATTGCTGATCGCCTCCAACGGTTCTGGAATTTCAAACATAAATGGTTCAAATATCGTCAGCACGGTTGGAACGGCTCTGAGCGTTACTGCCCCGTCACAACCCAATATAACATCGGTGGGAACCCTGACCGGTCTTACAGTTCAGGGGTTGTTCATCGCGTCCAATGGTTCTGGAATTTCAAACATAAATGGTTCAAATATCTTCAGCACTGTAGGAACGGCTCAGAGCGTTACTGATCCAGCACAAACCAACATAACCTCGGTGGGAACTCTGACCGGTCTCAACATTCAGGGGTTGATGATCGCCTCTAACGGTTCTGGAATTTCAAACATAAATGGGTCAAATGTCTTCAGCACTGTAGGAACGGCCCAGAGCGTTACTGTCCCGTCACAAACCAACATAACCTCAGTGGGAACCCTTACCGGTCTCAATATTCAAGGGTTGCTCATCGCCTCCAACGGTTCTGGAATTTCAACCATAAATTCCTCAAACCTGGTGGGCAATGTGGCGGCGGCCAACGTCGCCACGAGCGTTACTGATCCGTCCCAAACCAACATAACCTCCGTGGGAACCCTTACGGGTCTTTACTCATCGGGGAACGTTTCGGCTTCTTTATTTATTGGAGGTGGAAATGTACTGTCGAATATACAGGTTTCAAATCTTACTGGAACTTTGAACTACGCAAACACGGCCGGGAGCGTTACTAACCCGGCCCAGCCAAACATAACATCTGTGGGGACTCTCACAAGTCTGTCGGTCACAGGGTCGCTCGTAGCAGGCACAATAAGTGGCGACGGTGAGGGTCTTTTTGGTATCCACGCCAACGCCATTACAGAAACGCTCGCGACCGCCAATTCAGTCGTTCAGCCGGCTCAGCCAAATATCACATCTGTTGGTACTTTGACGGGACTCCGCGTCGATGGATTATTGATAAGTTCAAACGCGTCAGGTTTATCCAATGTACCCGCTGCCAATCTTACAGGCACCATCTCAACCGGCGTTCTTCCCGCGAGCGGCGTCTCGGCGGGCATGTACGGGTCACGGGACAATGTATCGAGCGTGACTGTTGATCAGTACGGCCGGATCACAGCGGCATCTAACGTCGCCACACAATGGACAAGTAATTCCGGAAATACTATTTATTATTCAAATTATGTAGGAATTGGCGCAACTTTTGTACCGACCGCGAACCTTCACGTTATAGGAAATGCATACGTGTCAAATGCGGTCACGACGACTAACATTTTCTTCACAAATACAATTCAGAATACAAATTTGCCAGTGACTGGAGTGACGGCCGGTGAGTACGGTTCTGTTTCCAATATACCCCAAATTTTCGTGGATCAATATGGGCGCCTCACAAGCGTTTCAAATGTAAAAACACAATGGACGTCTATCGACGCGAACGTCGCCTTTGGAAACGGCGTCAGTATCGGAACCCTTTCGAACCCACCGGCAGGATCTAATCTATATGTTGTAGGAACTGCCAATATAGAAGCAATAAACACGTCTTCTATTTCAATTCCAATTATAAATGTAGCCTCGGCGAACATCACCACCCTTGTGGTGGCGACTGGAATACTCACCACCATGAACGCCTTGAGCGCCAATCTGGTCACTGGGAACGTCGGAACCCTCAACGTGGCGACTGGAATACTCACCACCATGAACGCCTTGAGCGCCAATCTGGTCACTGGGAACGTCGGGACCCTCAACGTGGCGACTGGAATACTCGCCACCATGAACGCCTTGAGCGCCAATCTGGTCACTGGGAACGTCGGAACCCTCAACGTGGCGACTGGAATACTCACCGCCATGAACGCCTTGAGCGCCAATCTGGTCACTGGGAACGTCGGGACCCTCAACGCGGCGACTGGAATACTCGCCACCATGAACGCCTTGAGCGCCAATCTGGTCACTGGGAACGTCGGCACCCTCAACGTGGCGACTGGAATACTCACTACCATGAACGCCTTGAGCGCCAATCTGGTCACTGGGAACGTCGGGACCCTCAACGCGGCGTTTGGAATGTTTTCCACTATGAACGCCTTGAGCGCCAATCTGGTCACTGGGAACATCGGCACCCTCAACGTGGCGACTGGAATACTCACCACCATGAACGCCTTGAGCGCCAATCTGGTTACGGCGAACGTAAGTAACCTTGTTGTGTCATCCAATATTCTTGCGGGACCTCTCGGAAACACATACTTGACGGGTAATCTTGTCGTCTCGGGCAACGTCTTTAGTAGTATAGGAACTCCTCTAGGTGAGGGGGGATCGTTATACTATAGCCTCGCCTTGAATTACACGCCTCCTGTGTATACGGGAGTTCTTTATGGGCAGGCGCTGGCCTTCGGGCTCGGCTCATTCAGCGAACAAGGGTCAAGTACTCTCGTGTCTAGATCCGCAAATGGGAATTTTAGATTCAATAAACCAGGAATTTACAACATTAAGGCTATTTTCTTAACGACGTCCGATAATATAACGGGTATGGGAATAGGGTCAAACGTGTCGGACGTGACGACGCGCACTGATCAGACGTACGTTTACAGATATATGCCGTTCATCACACGAAATCCAACTGAAATTTTCGACATTGATTTTTACGCAACTTCAACAGCTGATTATTACTATATAGATCTCTTTGCGGTTGATACTCCGGTGCTCGCACCGACTCTGAACCCAGCTGGGGGTACGTGGGTGACTATAACTCCGGTGTTGTAACTTAAAAAAATAAATTTTAAAACTAAAATGGAGAGAGCTGCAAACAATTGGATCGCCAACTGGCTCAAAGAACATCCAGACCGTGATGAAGATTCAGCACGGTCTGAATGGGAGTCGCTTTCTGTTGAGATTAGATCATACCTTATGATCATAGGTGATAAGGTCACCGAAGAGATTCGCGCAAAGCTTCTGAAAACGCTCGATGAATACCCAGCATCTGAGTCTCTCAAGGAGTCTTTTAGACGTCAGTTATTGAATTAAGTTCAGTTCTCGAGTGCTAGCCGGTCGGTATCTGAAAAAGCCGTACTGAATATCTCAATTTCGTGTAAATTTCCTATATAATTGACCGCTTGTCCACCCCTGCCAAAGTAAAGAAAGTTTCCGGGGTCTGTACCCATTGTAAGAGCATTCGATGCGAGAGTTTGTATGACTCCATTTACATATATTGGAATTGCGGTTGTTGACGTCGCCTTGTGAACAACTGAAGTTTTTGTGGACCCTATAGCTGGTGCGCCCGACAATATATAATTCTCACTATTACCAACCTGAGAAGGGAACCCCCCTCGCGAAGTTTCGCTAGTTGTTCCGTCTCCGAGCCAAAACTTCTTTTCGTTACCGGACCAAACAAAATCATTTCCGTTTGCCTTGTAAACCACAAGACCTCCTGTGTTATTAGATACGACATATCTCAGAGTAAATGCGCCAGATCCGAAATTTATATTAACTTCTTAGAGTTTATTAGATGGGATACAGCAACATAGCTGGAGATCTCAACGTGTTGTCCACGACGTTTACACAAAACCTGACCGTCAGGGGAGACACGACCCTAAACGGAAACCTGTCAGCCACGTCAGGTTTTCATAATTTCGGAAACGTCACGGCTGCGAATCTCGTCGTCACGGGCAACTTCACAGTCACGGCGACAAACACACAGGTCAGTAACGCCCTGAGTATAAACAACGCTGGTACTGCGACCGCGCTCAAGGTTGTTCAGTTCGAGGGAGGAGGTCCTGGCCACATATACAACGTCGCCGAGTTTTGGGACTTCCAGACGCTGGCCATGGTCATAGACGCCGAGGGTAACGTCGGGATTCACACCACGGCTAGCCCGGATTACGCACTGACTGTCGTTGACGGCAGTTATCTTACGGTCGTGACATCTCAGTTGTACATGGGGAACGGTTCAGGTCTGAGCAACTTGACGACGAGCAATCTAAATGGCCTGATTCTTTCGGCCCAACTCGCATCTACCCAGACTAACATCACTTCTGTGGGTATTTTGACTAGTCTCAACGTCACAGGAATCTCGAACCTTTCGACGACGAACGTAACCTCTTTGAACGTCGCAACGGCGACGGTCCAGACCCTGGGGAACATTGCGACCCTCAACGTCTCCACGAGCGGAAACGCATTGGTGATGAACGCCGTCTCGCTCTTCGGGGGCGCCCTGAACGTCACGGGAACCTCGAACCTTTCGACGACGAATGTAACCACCCTGAACGTCGCAACGGTGACGGTCGCGACCCTGGGGAACATCGCGACCCTGAACGTCTCCACGAGCGGAAATGCTTTGGTGATGAATGCCGTCTCGCTCTTCGGGGGCGCCCTGAACGTCACGGGAACTTCGAATCTTTCGACGACGAACGTGACCACCCTGAACGCGGCATCGATTTTCGGAACGAACATGAACATCACTGGGATCTCGAACCTGTCAACCCTCAACGCCGCCTCGATTTTTGGGACGAACATGAACGTCACGGGGACCTCGAACCTGGCAACCACGAATGTGACCACCCTGAACGCCGCCTCGCTCTTCGGGGGAGTCCTGAACGTCACGGGAACCTCGAACCTGACCACCCTCAACGCCGCCTCGCTCTTCGGGGGAGTCCTGAACGTCACGGGAACCTCGAACCTTTCGACGACAAACGTGACAACCCTGAACGTCGAAACGGCGAACGCGACCAACTTGACGGTCCAGACCCTAGGGAACATTGCGACCCTGAACGTCTTCACGAGCGGAAACGCTTTGGTGATGAATGCCGCCTCGCTCTTCGGTGGCGCCCTGAACGTCACGGGAACCTCGAACCTTTCGACCACGAACGTGACCACCCTCAACGCCGCATCGATTTTCGGGACGAACATGAACGTCACTGGGACATCAAACCTTTCGACGACGAACGTGACAACCCTGAACGTCGCAACGGCGAACGCGACCAACTTGACGGTCCTGACCCTAGGGAACATTGCGACCCTGAACGTCTTCACGAGCGGAAACGCTTTGGTGATGAATGCCGTCTCGCTCTTCGGGGGCGCCCTCAACGTCACAGGAACCTCGAACCTTTCAACGACGAACGTAACCTTCCTGAACGTCGCAACGGCGAACGCGACCAACTTGACGGTCCGGACCCTGGGCAACATTGCGACCCTGAACGTCTCCACGAGCGGAAACGCTTTGGTCATGAATGCCGTCTCGCTCTTCGGGGGCGCCCTGAACGTCACGGGAACCTCGAACCTGTCAACCACGAACGTGACCACCCTGAACGCGGCATCGATTTTCGGAACGAGCATGAACCTAACCTCCCTCAATTCCGCCTCGATTTTTGGGACGAGCATGAACGTCACGGGAACCTCGAACCTGTCGGTCATGAACGCAGCATCTATATTCGGAACTACAATGAATGTGGAAACGGCAAATATCACATACCCGATACCGATAACGACTGGTCTTTTCATGAACCTCAACTCGACATATACCCTGAATTCTACAGGCAATTGGTCTGGAAATATAGCAGGAAGCGTCACTTCAAATTTATACACCCTTTTTGCACCAAATCCCATTGCGGCATGGACTGCGTACGGGTCAAACCCATTGATTTCCGGGCCGACGACCAACGGAGGTTTTAGATTCAATCAGACGGGGCCGTACCAATTCAACATAGTTCTGACCTCGGATAACAACATCAAGACGATAGCCCTGTCATCAAACGTATCAGACGTCCACTCGAATTTAGCAGATCCCGGTGTGTGGCTTTATTGTTATCGCATATCAGTGGGTCAGGATCCTTCCGTTCCAGTACAAATTCCTTTTTATGTGGATTCAACTTCGAATTATTATTTTATAGATTTTGAAGCAATGAATCAGACAGACAACATCCACAGAACCGCGTATACGAACGTCACAGCAGAAGGATACACGGGTTCATATGTCGTGGTGAGACCTGTATAAAAAAACTCTGTAAAAAGTAATATGCCAATCATCACCAATTTTGGTGATGTGGTCACCACAGGGAATACTTTGTTATTTGGAAATCTCACGGTTCTCAACTCGTCGACAATGATCACCGGAAATTTGCTTCCGAACGTTTCAGGGACGGCGAATCTCGGGCAAATTGGTTCTCAGTTCGGGTCGGCGTTCATTCAGACTGTAAACGTGTCTTCGGAGCTCAACGTCGCATCTGGAAATCTGACCAACATGACGGTTCGGACCCAGGCGAACATTGCTACCCTAAACGTCTTCACGAGCGGAAATGCTTTGGTGATGAATGCCGTTTCGCTCTTCGGGGGCGCCATGAACGTCACAGGAACGTCTAACCTTTCGACGACGAACGTAACCACCCTGAACGTCGCAACGGCGAACGCAACCAACTTGAGGGTCCAGACCCTGGGGAACATTGCGACCCTGAACGTCTTCACGAGCGGAAATGCGTTGGTCATGAACGCCGTGTCTCTTTTTGGGGCGAACATGAACGTCACGGGAACCTCGAACCTGTTCACCATGAATGCCACCACCCTCAACTCCAGCTCAATCTTCGGAGCGGCAATGAACGTCAGTGGAACCGCTAATCTTTCGACTATATCGGTATCTTCCATCGCTTTGCTTACTCTGAACGTCACGAGCGCGTCGAACCTTTCGTCCACGAACGTGACCACCCTCAACGTCATCTCTCTTTTCGGGGAGAACATGAACGTCACGGGAACCTCGAACCTTTCGACGACCAACGTAACCACCATGAACGTCGCAACGGCGAACGCGACCAACTTGACGGTCCGGACCATGGGGAACATTGCGACCCTGAACGTCTTCACGAGCGGAAACGCTTTGGTCATGAATGCCGTCTCGCTCTTCGGGGCGAACATGAATGTCACGGGCACTTCGAACCTGTTCAACATGAATGCCGCCACCCTGAATCTCACAACGGCCAATGCGACAAACATGACGGTCCAGACCCTGGGGAACATTGCGACCCTGAACGTCTTCACGAGCGGAAACGCTTTGGTGATGAATGCCGCCTCGCTCTTCGGGGGCGTCATGAACGTCACGGGAACTTCGAATCTTTCGACGACGAACGTAACCTTCCTGAACGTCGCAACGGCGAACGCGACCAACTTGACGGTCCGGACCCTGGGCAACATTGCGACCCTGAACGTCTCCACGAGCGGAAACGCTTTGGTCATGAATGCCGTCT